CACCGGCGAGATCTTTTCCACTCAGTAGGAATAAATCCCGTTTCAGCAGAATGGCGAGATCTGTATGAGGGACTCAAGTCACGTGGACAAGTTGGCATGGATGCCGACTTTGGTTCATTTGATGGACGTCTCCGTTCAGATTTCATGCGTGCTGCTGGAGAGATTGTTATTCAGACCATTAAAGCTATCACTCAAGTAGATAACACTAAAGTAATGGAAGTGCTGTGGGAGGAATTTGTGGAGACTTTTCACATTAGTTACAGTGAAGTGCATCTTGTATCTCATGGAAATCCGTCAGGAAATCCAATGACTACAGTTGTTAATTGCATTGTTAACTTCCTCTACCACTGGCATTGCTATAGAGTTATTACTGGAAAGAAATCTCTTGGTGCCTTTTCAGATGAAGTTTACTTCACCTGTTTTGGAGACGATGGGATTTTTAGTACAAACAAAGCCAGTAAATATAAGTTTCCAGCTATTCAGAAAATAATGAGAGAAGATCTAGGTCAAGATTATACTACTGCATCGAAAAGCAGAGAAGAACAAATGGAAAAGAAAATAGAAGATCTGATGTTCTTAAAACGCAGATTTACTAAGCGAAGTCCAATTGTAATGAGTCCCTTGGAAATTGACTCAATAGAACAACAATTTGTTTGGACTAGGATTCAGGAGAATGACACAGAAACAGTCAAGATCCAAATTGATGAGGCCCTGATAGAAGCGGTCCAACATGGGCCCCAATATTTTGCTTTGTTTGTTAGTAAGTTGAAGAAGGGAATCTCAACGCTGCCTTGGTTTCGCCAACAAATGCTGGGCATGCCGTCTTGGAAGTATAGTGATAATGAAATCACTCTTCTAAGAAGGTATGACCCGTGTTCGTTGGGGAAGGAAGTTCAGCGAGAGCATTCTTCGATTATTGATTAAATGGAGCAGAATACCATTCAGCCCCAGGGCCCTTCGGGCCGCTCCTCCTTCTTGGAGGAAATAGTGATCGTTCCGGTCACACCCAAGAGCACGCTCTACCCTCACATTATACCATCTCACACACAGGAGAGATACCGTAGATATGTAGCAGAATTCCCCAATCAGTTCCCTCTACTTTGTCCCTACTTTTGTAAGAAATGCTGTAGCTTTATCAGGAAACAAGAACAGCGATACCATGAACTCTGCAGGGGATTCGCTCCAGACATGCCGCAATGCATTGTCTGTGGTGAGTTCACTATGGAGTTGAAGAGACATGAACACGTTCATGAACCTTCAGATGTAGATACAATGACTTCATCAATGTATCTAGATGGTAACCGACTAGTCGCTGAAGCTTATGGAAAGGATGGAAACACTCTTAAAGATAGGAAGGAAGCAATCTGCCTCTCCTCTAATGTATGGAAAATCAGACCGAAAGGACGATTTTACGTGCTTGGAGGTTATGTGAACTTGCCCATTCAGGATTATATAGATGGCAATCAACAGAATGTTGCTATATATGAA